GGCTCGCCCGCTTTCAAAAATTCGTAGCGTAAGGCTAGCTCTCGTACATTCCTGGTTAGCTCCAGCCGTTGTCCCAGCGAGATGCGTTTTGTCGCGAACCGCACACCAGGCACAGTTCGGCTGTCATACCACGCAAGGCTTGAGTAGCTCGGAACCCTACGCAAACGCGATATAAATTTCATTTTCTGAGGTTCCTTGAGCAAGATTGTTCTTAAATGTCCACTGCAGCCTTGTCTCTGAATCGTCGTAATTCGGAATCTCCGGTGTGACAGTCGCCATGAAAAGCGCCATCAATTGCCCCTGCTGCTGCCCGAGCTGCAACATCGCTGAAACCGGAGTTCGTTGCTTTGCGGCGGCGTAAAGCGCTGTTGTCTGCGCGTCATCCTGCGCAAATAAAGTAAATGTGGATGCGACCTGGCGCATTCCCGGCGCAATCGCTCGCGGATAGGAGGAGCCGAATTCCTGGTTCCGCACGTCGATATTGTTCTTGACTTCGAGGCTGGCGCCCGTGAGAGTGAAGAACTGATTCGGTACACTGCCGAGCCACGCCTGTCCGAGGTGCCCCGGAACTATCGAATAATCGAATGCCGCGAGCGTTGGTTCCGTGGGGAAGGCGGTCAGCCCTGCCGCGCCGGATACGAAGCTGCTGGAATCCAGAAGGTCGCATGCCGGCCCACTAAATACGAACTCGTGAAAATCTCCATCCACTGACATGGCAAATGTGTCCACGGCGGCGCCGGTAATCAAGCGGCTAACCGCCGTAACTGGATCCCAATAGTCGTACAACGTCAGGCTCGGAAGGGCGATCGCTAGTGGATAAGTTATACAAGGCGAAAGCGCCGCATTTGCCGCGGGCGTGTTCGTAAAGGGCGCATTCACAGCGAACGTGGAAGCATCGATTACGCTCGTAACAAACCGAATTTCGCCGCTGCACGATACTCCCGATCCAAACGAAAGTCCGTGCGCCACGGTGGTCTGAATCTGCGTGTTGTTCTGCACGGAAGCTACGGATAGCCCACTGCTTAGATCGGGCGGTGCCCCTAAGGCAGCTTGAAACAGTGGTCCATAGGATGGCTGTGCTGACCCGCTCCATGACGTGAGGTAACTCCGGGTTTCAAACGCAGTTTGCCGGCGTGCTGTTGTCGGAGTTCCTAAAAATGTCCGCGTTCCTGTCTTATCCAGGCGCCGTCCCGACGCCAACAACTGTTGAGCCTGCAGCCGCACAGCCGGGAACCGATTCGCCCCGCTGATTGCTGCAGCTTGCCCATAGACTGTCTCTGCCGCCACATAGAAGCGGTTCGCATTCGAAGAAATGTAATTTCCCATTGGGGCGTCTCCTAATTACGGCTCACGTTCAAAGTGCAAGTTACCGTCGCCAGCTCCACATAACCAAGTCCGCCCACCTTAGGCGCCTGAAGCTGTACATCGTACTCACCGGAGAAGAAGAATCCATCCCCCCAATCCCCGATATTCTGACGTAAAATGTCGGTCATGGCTTCTACGTAGTAATGGATCCATTGGTCCGTTTGGCTGATTAAGTCCCCACTGGCCCAGATTTCGGCGATCACTGAAACCGTCCCCGAAAGCGATCGGAACTTTTCCACGTGTGTATTTTTGACACTCGCCGCATACAGGCAAATTCGGGGATATGTCAGTTGAAGATCCTTATCCCCCATCGCCGGCACCGTTGAACTGAGTACAACTTGTGCCGCCGTGATGAGCGGCACGTTTACGTTTGCGGCGCTCGAAACCGAGCTGATCTGCTGCTGCAATGCGTTGCCGGTGGTCAGCAGGTCGGATACTTTCTGTGCGGCGTCAATTGTCAACGGAAGCATAGTTATCCTCGTTGAATCTGTTTTAACAGCGGAATATAGAAGTTCGGCTGTTGGCCATTTACGGGTTGCGGTCCGTCGATCAACCCTGTGGCTGGCAGCAACCATGTCGAGCCGATTGCCAGCGGCGCATTATTCTGCCGGGTCATCTCCGAGTCCGTTGTGCCGGCATACAAGTTCCATCCCGTCGCGGCGGAGGGCGCTCCCAGCGCGCCTTCGCTCATGCCCACGGTGATGCTCGAATCGCCATCTAAGATCACGCCGTTAATCGGGCTCAGCGCGCCTTCATCACCTTGGCCGTCCGTCCATGCTGTCTGAATGTACAGGGCCTGCGGACTGACCGTTCCGGTTTCAATTGCAACCAGAGGCATCGCAGGTTTGGGAAGGGGCGTGTAAACGATCCCTATGCCGGACATGAATACCATCTCTGCAGCATCTTTAGCAGCCGTCTGGTATTCGGTCCATTTCCCCTGAAAGCGCGTATTTAGCTGCACGTTGTACGCTTCGGCGAAAAATCGAGATAGTGAATCGAAGCACAACCAACGCTGCAGCGTCGGAGTCACCACCACCGTCGATAGCCCGATAATCCGGCGGTTCAGCCACTGCGGGTCGGAAGCTCCGACATTCAAGAGCCACAGCATCAGGCGGTCGCTGATCGCGTTAGTCGCCAGTTGAATCTTCGTATCGACGTTGATTCCGTGCGATGACGCCACCTGCACTAAGGCAGTTTCGAATTGAACCAAATCGTCCAGAGTGACGATCTCTGCATCTGTGAATAGCCCCATCTCGGCCTACTTCCGTACGCTCGGCGAATCGCTGTTTTTCTTTGCTGGTGTGGAGCTGCCAAAGTCTGGATCGGCCAGGATCGCGACCTGGACTCGCTTTGCCAGTTGCGTCTTTTCCGCGGCCTTCCGCGCCGTCTCCTGCTGAGCGAGATACGCCTCTTTCTGGGTTTCGCTCGCCAGCACTGCGCGCCCCTCGATGATCATCTTGGCTGCGCTGAAACGCGATACCTCGGTTACCATGCCAGCCTTCCCTCCGTCCGGCGTCTCGAGGCTAACTATGAATACGAATGGCTCGAGAATCGTGCCCTCAATCTCGCGCATCTTACGAAAATATTGTTTTAAGTCCACGGCTGATCCCCCTAAATAGAAGCGGGAACCCATCATGGGTTCCCGCATGTCTTGCTAACAGAAGAAACTAGCTATTTACTTGAACTGCGAAGTTGTTTCTCAACACGCCGCATCCGTAGAGCACGTCCACGGTGAACTGCTGAGAGAGCAGGTTCGGTTGATAACTCATCACAACGCGGATCCCGAAATTCCCCATCTCCGCGTACTCCGCTACCGCGCCTGTCCCGGGAAGCGGTTGCGGCAGACGACGAATCACAAGCCCCATCGCATCCTTGGTGAATGCCAGGTTATGCGTATTCGGAGTAGCAGCGCCTGTGGTCGGCACAAACTGCGAGCGGAAGATAAAGAAGTCTTTCATCTTTCCGACATTGCCATCGACCAGCGCTTTCAACCCGGCTTCACCAGCCGAGTAGTATTCGCTAAAGCGCGGAATCTGGCGAATTTGCGAATACGTGTTCGAGTCCACCACCAAATACTTCGGTGCACTCGGTGGCACCATCGCAGAAAACAGCGCGGTTTCTGCCGCATCGATAGTCGCTTCGGTCACTGGCGTACCGGCCGTACCCACCTGCGCGTTGGCCGTGAACTGGCTGTACAGGTTCAAAAGGTCGTGCTCCACGCGCTCCGCAATGGCAATCACCGCAGGCTGCATATAGGCCTTCAGCAATTCAGGGAAAGCAAGCGCCTTCGTCACGTCTGGAATTTGGAAGGTCGCTTCAGCATGCGTGTTGAGCACGATCTGAGCGTTTCCAAGATTCGGATTCTGCGGCGTCACCGTGCCGCCTTCTGCTATGTTGTTCGCTACCAGAACTGGAGGAATCGGCACGTTGACCGTGTCGCCGGCATGCGCCAGCACAGGCTCGTAATCACGATTCACCAAGTTACCCATGATGAGGTTACCCATCAAAGCCGGCAATGCGTCAGCAGCAACAAGCTTTACGATCGCATTCGCCAGATTGGCAGATGTAATTGTTGACATAAATCTCCTAAGTGAATTCACAACGCTGCAAGCGGCGAGAGCCAGGCGGCCGCGCCCACTTGCATCTTCATGCTGTTCGTAGTGCAGTTCTTACTTACACCCCGTGAACTCTACCCGTGCTGGGCCGTCACGGCCGTAAGTCTCTAGACCGGTCCACGTCCGCGCTTTATCAGTGCCTCTCGTTTACGCGCCACGCAGCGCCTGATTGGCCAGTTTCGAAATTTCCCGGCGCACTCTCTCTAAATCGTCCTTGTTCATTCCGGGCTTGATCTTGTCGATTTCTAAGCTGCCGGGAGCGTCTTGCGCAGTATTCTTACCCGGCGTTTGCATCCCGCTTCCGCCCGCAATCCGCGCGGGCAGGAGCTCCGGGTTGTCTTGTACAAACCCGGCCAGGTACTCTGTCAGCGACTTAGCCTCCGGGCCTTTCGTCCTTAGTTGTCCGTCGTCGGTTCGTGTGATATCGTCCTTGACGGCTCGAAATGCAAGATCGAGCTTGGCGACTCCTAGCCGCTGTAGTTCGCTGCGTATTTGCGAATTTCTGTCTGCTTCTTCCGCCATCGCGCGGGCTTTTCGATTCTCTTCAACTAGCTGGTTCAATCGTGCTTCAAGCCCTTCGCGGCGCTTCCGCTCGTCTTGCAGCTCGGCCTTATAGGCCGGCTCTGCTTTCTCCTGCTCAGCGCGGACGAATTCTTCAATCGCGTGCCGGACGACATCCCGAATGTCGACACCCGTTGCGGGTGTCTTCTCTGTTGGCGTTTGATCTAACAATGAAGTCTCCTTTCTAGCTAATTCACTACCTGCGCATCGATCTCACGCGCAATCTGATCCTTTGTCTCCTGCCGTGCGTCGCTCAAATATTTCATTGCGAGTCTCTGGTATATCTGGCGCTTCAAAGTCGGCGAGTCGATTCCA